AGTTCGTTTATCCTTTCAGCTCGTAATGCCCGGATCTCGTTTAGTATCTCGTTATTGATCTGCGCCTGTTGATTGCTTACGCCATAACCGGCGATCATTCCTACCGGCGCTTCGTTTAATACAAAAACCTTATTGATGGCTGGCGCAACTCTTTCTTTGTCTTTATCATTGTAAAGACCTAAAACAAAGTTATTGTAGTCGTCCGGTGCAATAAACTCCAGCTCGCGCTCTAGTTTTTCCAGGCCATCCTCTTTGCTTTTGCCGTCATAAGCGCCAGTAATGTTTTTAGCCATTACCGAAAACCTAAAAATCTTCCAGGCAGCTTGTGGCTGTTCACTGTACCAGTTTAGGACTGCGCTTTTTGACCGTAGTTGTGCCGTACTTGCCATAGGTTAGATATAGTAAACTCCAAAACAAAAACTAAAATTAGTGGTATTTGCTGGTGCTGACGCGATAGTAATATAGCTCTTATCCCAGGTTATTTTTTGTCCGCTAAATTCGGGCAGGCTACGTACAAAAGGCGCCGACGGTGTGCTAGTTGCTTGCGTGCGTGCCAAAGAGATCAAAGGGATACGAAACAAGTCCTGGCGTTCATTAGAATATAAAACCAGGTAACTTTTTTGTAAGATAGCAGCCGTAGGTAGCGCCACGTTATTGGGCGATACGGTAAGCGTATCCACTGCAAATGTTTCTAACGCCATTAGCGCTGTGTAGCGCAGTTTTGGTAGATCGGGAAAGCTCCACTGCGTTTGTGTCTGTCCTGTTACTGCTACTCCAGGTACCAGCAGTTCGACAAGTTCGTACTTTGCGGCTTTAAATGCCATTTTGATAAATTTTACTTTTTTTTAATAAGGGCAGCGGCCGGGGCCGCTACCCTTTTTTTTACCTATTAAAACCAACTGCAAAAAATTAACGCACTGGCGTTACGTTTTGTGCCAGGTGTCCACGTAGTACCAATACTGCGCGACTGTTTGTTTCGACGGCAGTCATTGCTTGTGGCAACTGTACTTGTAGAGTGTTTTGCTTAGATCCTACCAAAACCCAGGCAGGCTCAACTGGATAGAAAGCGCTTTCGCCGCCGTCTTGTTGATCCTTAAACGCTTCAGTATTTGCAGCGTAGTAAGGTGCTGTCTGCTGCTGTGTTTGTGGCACAGAGTAATGACGATACAAGTCGTAAGCTGGTACAATTTGACGGTTGTTTACTGTCAAAGAAAGGCTGCTGTTATACCAGTTATAAAGGCTGGTAGCTGTGTTAGCGGCAGTAAAAATCTGCGCATTTGGGTAAGTTACTAGCTGAAAGTTAGTAGCTGTTGAGCTGCTAGGCTTACAGAAAAACAAACCGATTGAGCTACACACAAAGGCGTCTTGCAAATTCAAACGCTGCTCAGTATTAAAACTGGTAGTGTTTGAGCTGCTTACGTCGTTAGTAAGTACGGGAAATTGATAGTTTGTGATAGTAGTAGATAAAGCTACTTCCAAACGAAGGTAAGACTGTGAAAGTACAGCCTGACCAAGCGAAAAACCAGCGCGGTTGATCGCTTCTTTTGCCTTTTCAAAGGCTAGGCGGGTGCCAACGGTTGATGCCATTTTAATTGTTGCCCTGTTCGATATGGCCCAGGGCCGGGCTTTTTGTTTTTAAATAAAGGTGAATACAGGTGATCTCTTTAGTACATTTCGTCCTCTTCCATACCAGCCAGGACAGAAAGATCGTCGCCAGCCATTACGTCGTCGCTTCCAGCGATTACGCTAATGTTGTCGGGGATCTCGCCAACTGTTACAGGAAAAGTCATAGTGTCGTCCATTTGACCTAGTGCGGGGATAATTCCGCCTACCAGGCCAGCGCCGCCGGCTGCGATCATTCCGTTACCGATAGCCTTACCCAGGTCGCCTTTTAAGATCATTGGGAAAGCTAGACCGATACCCAGTACAGCCGCATTTTTAATACGGTCGTCGCCTACTGGAATGAAGCCAGCTACTTTTTTACCGATTACAGCTCCAGCGATAATACCCAGGGCTGCTTGAATGTTGGCCTTGCCAACGGCTCCCATACGACGGCGTGAACTGCGTCTTTTGGTGCTTTTTCTACGTCTTGCCATTGTTGTTGTTTATATGTGTTTTATTACGTCCTAAATTACCATAGCAGCTTATCTGCGTACCAGCCCGGCGATCGTTTTACTGATCTGTCCGACTGGTGCCGGATCTTGTATAGGCGCCGCCGCTGGTCGGCTACCGTCTTTCCGAATAATTTTCTGTAAGTCGGATAGTCCAGGTAGCCTTTAGCGCCCACACTTGTTATAAAATTGCCCTCTTTATCATACACATCTAATTTTTTACCCTTTTTGCTGCTGGGCCGGATCCTTACGTTAAGGCGCCTGGCCTGGGCTGCTGTATAGGGTAAAATTTTATACATTACATTAGCTTTTTTAATTCAGCTTTATGCTTTTTCAATTCACTAATATATTTTTTTACTAACTTATTTTGATAAGAAAAATGTTTACGCCAAAAGTCTGTTCTGTATGGCGCCTTTTTTTGAGTTTCTTTATTTCTTATTAAAACTCTTTCTAGCGCTTTAATTTCTTCATTAGCCTTTACGTATTTACTAACTATATCAGTTTGTGTTCCACTAATTACCCGAATATTTACATTGTGGCTTTTAGTATCGGTGTGCATTTCGCTAGTGCGCTTGCTTTTTTTAGCTTTTACTTTAGTCGCAGCTTTCTTTTTAGGTGCTGCTTTCTTTTTTATAGCGCCTACTCCAGCTCTTTTTTTGCTGTAACTGATTGCCCAGGCTTGCTTAACGGCTTGCGCCTGTGTTAGCTTGGGGTTTTTCTTACGCAATTTCTGCGCTTCCTTTACAACGGCCTTAAACTTGGCCCTGGCTGCTCTTTGCTTTGCTGTCATTATTTTCTAGTTACAAGGTAGTAAACAGCTACGCCGCCTATTACCCAAGGTAAAAAATTTGGTTTTCCTGTCGTTGTCTTAACTTCCTCTGCCATATCTGTTGTTGGCATAAGATCGCCAGGCTTAGTAAAAACCTGGTCAGCAATATCAATATTTTCTGCGTCGGTAGCCGCTTGTGGCTCCAGGGTTTTTTTAGCTAGTTGCTGCGCTCTTTCATTGATAGCGTCTTTGCCTAGCTGTACCAACTCGGCCGGATCTATTCCAATTTTATTGAAAAAGTCAGCAACCTTTACCAGTAATGGAGCTGCCGTCGCTGCGGCTGCCGCTGGTGCTGCCGGCGCTACGCCAATACCGTAGCCAAAAATCCTTTTTTTAGTAGATCCTTTCTCCCAGGCCTTTTTTAGTGCATTGATCTGACCGCCGGCGCTCTCCCAAAAGTTTTGCAACTTACTAGGCGCTTTTTGCCAAGCTGCTGCCAGCTTATTTGCTAGTCCGGCAAAATTGATCGTTACCAGTAGTAAAAATGAATTTCTTACCGGTGCCGCTGCAACTTTTAAAACTACTTTCGCTCCTTTTTTTAGTACCTGGCCAGTTGTCCTTTCCGCAGCTTTGCGGGCAGCCAGTACAGTTGTCTGCGCTGCTTGTTTCGCCGCCTTAGTCGGCGCCGCTTTCTTTGCTGCTTTAGCAGCCTTTAAAGCTGCTTTTTGTTGCGCTGTCGCGCCAATTCCGCTTATGCTGTATAGTGCCATTTTTCTATCTGTTGCGTACGTGTACGGTTTTTTATAATTAAAATCGCCAACAACCGGATCGATCCAAATTTCATTACTGGTGCCAGGGTTTACTACTACAAAAACGTGTTGCGGCTGTTTGTCAAAAACTTTGTAGCTCGCAAACCGATAAGCAAAAGGTATGCCTAAATTCTGCAAAACGCCGCCAGCAAATAAACTGTAATGCTTGCAGTCGCCGTAACCAGTGGCCAGTATTGCAGCCGGACTTTTTACAGTCTGCTTGCTACCAGGCTCAATAACGTAACGCACATTCTTTTTAAGAAAATTAAAAATTTTGCGTGCCGTTTCCTTTTTTGATCCAGCAGTAAAAAAAGAACTTATTTTGCTATAATCTTGGGCGTGCCTACGGTGCGCTTCTAAAATAGCGGCGATAATGTCGCCAGTACTTTGATCTGCCGCAAGCATTTCGCGCTTGTTTTGAAACGGCGCTAGCCTACCCATTAAAGTAGCTGCGTCCATTTCTTAGATCATTTTGCTTTCACTAATAGGAACTACTAAGCCGTCCACGTTAGCTGTTCCAATAAAACTTACCCTGGTAGATCCAGCCGGCTGCTCTAGCAGCTCCCGGATCGTTTCAAAGATCCCGATTGCGCTAGGTCTAGCCTGGAGCTTTATGATAGTTTCGCTATTAGCTTGTATTTTTTGATCGCCGAAAGCCTGTACTGTTGCTACTCCAGCGTTTTGTACGTTGAGCGTTCCAGTAATTGACTTAACAGTGATTTCTTGATTAGTGGGGTTTGCTACCGCCATATCAATATTGAAAACTGGCGCAAATAATCTGCCGCCTGGTCGTATAGCGCGAAGCGTAAAAATTGCTTTTTGCTTAAAGCGTAAACGTGATAACAGTAGCAATAAAGCTGCACCGCCAGCTAAAAAAAAGATATTGCGCATTTACGTTGTGCTGCGGCTTTTTAGATCCTATGTCGTTTGTCGTTACCGAAAATAAAAACGAAAAGCCAATAAAAAAAATCTATTTCAAAATAGTTTCAGTTTTGTAACTTTTCGCCGAGCCCGCGCGCGGCTATGTAGGGCCGCTGCGCGGACTCTGGCGAAGTTAGTGAAAAAAAACGACATTTAGTACAAAACTAGGCCTAAAAATATCCACATTGTTACCTGTATTGACCTTTATTTAATCAAAGTATAGTCTAGTAAGGGCATAAAAAAGGCCCGGCGTAAAAACGCCAGGCCGCCTAAACCAACCCTGCTTATGAAAGGACTAAAATACTACTTTTTCTCAAAATCGCGAATAAGCCACGTACGGCCCTCAAATTTCGCGCTTTGCTTGTCGTACCAGTTTATGTACCAGGCTCCCAAACTGGCGCAAAATTGGCCAAATTTGAGCCTATTAGCGATATTTCGGTACTTTCTCGGTCTTTTTGTGTTAGGCTTAAAAAAAACTATTGCAGTCGCTAGGTTTTTGCTCATTTTGTACTATTTTAGCAGTGAATACAGGTGACTCGCGGCAAGTTCCGTAGTCGTTTGTCTGCGCCGGTCGAGTTTACTCCCGGCGCTTTTTTTTTAAAAGGGTAAGTCGTCTAAAATAATGCTATCAACCGGCTGACTACTTTGCGGCTGTATTGGCATTGTAACCTGGCTTGCTGTTGGGTTTAAATCTTGACTAATTTGCTCACTAAATAAAATACGCAAGTAATTAGTGCCAGCTTTGCTTTTGTTTACCCAGCCGCTTACTCGGTATTGCTTGCCGTCAATAGTTGCGGATCCGGTGTAGTCGGGCTGTGTAGGCTTGTCCTTTGCATTTTTGTAAAGACTGCCGCTGTTGTTTTTCTGTTCCATAGTTATTGCTGTTCAGTTACCTCTGTTCCCAGGTTAATTTTTTGACTTTTTTGTAGGTATTGCTGGCACTGGCTCAATGTAAGGCACCTGGCTCCAGCGTCCGTCAAAGTTCATAATAGCTACCGGCTCAAAGTCGCCGTCGGATCTTATGTATTTAGGTTTAAGTACGAACTGGCCAGCGTCTTTATTTTTTTCCACTATCATTGTGGCCTGGCTCCAGCGATCTGTATTACTACCTAAGTGGCCCAGCGTTTCGCCCTGTCCTTTACCCAGGTGCAGCACTCCTATTAGTAAAATATCGTATTGCTTGGTAATTCTTTTAAGCCAGTTCGTTACTAGCCTAGTTTCTTTCGGATCGTTGTAGTCCAGGCAAAGATCTAACAGGCCGTCCACTATTAAGCAGCTACAATCTTTATTTTCGATAAGGTACTGTTCTATCATTAAGCGAATTTTACTAGGCATATCCTCGCGCATAGTAAAAGCGTCAAAATGATTAGGCAGCTTTTTTTTATCTGCTAGGCTAATTATTTTATCGATTTGCCTGTAAAAATCAAAGCTGCTCATTTCAGTATCAAAGTAACCGATCCTGGGCCGGTCAGTAGGTAGCTGCAACTTCATACCCCAAATGCCTTGAAAAGGCGGCACCAGGGCCGAAGCCGCAGCTGCTCCCACAAACGTACTTTTGCTAGCTTTCGGTAGGCCCGAAAAGACGATATAGCTTTGTAAGCAGCCAATAACTTTACCTTGAATAGTAAAAATAGGCGCTTGCGCTGGCGGCCTATTGGCAGCGTCGTATCGCCTGGCCTGTAATAAGTCAGTAATTTCCCGAACGTCGTTTGCCATTTAGTTAGTAGTTCCAGTAGCTAGAAAGCCATAGCATAAATAGGGTAATAATCAGCAGCCACATTTTAGGGCTATTCAATGATCTGTATAGCTTCTGTTTCATTTTGCTTTTGATTTAGTGCTTGAAAAAGTAAGGTAGCTCCATATACCGCCGCCTGGTATGGCGTTACGTTTTTGCCCTCGTGCCTTATTTGCTTATTTTGATCTAGCTCTAAATAGTATGGCAGCAGTTGTATTGCTGCATACTCTAGTTTAGACATTCCAGGGATAGGTGCGATTAAGCGGCCTAAATTGTCTTGCGCTACTTGCGGCGGAAACGCCGGCTGGTGTTGGTTTTCCATTTGTTTAGGTTTTTTTTAGTGTAATAAATAAAAAAAGATAATTCTATTAGAATATAAGCTATGCAAAATATAGGCAAGCATACTAATAGTAAAAAAAGCAGCTCTGCTATAAATTTAACCCAGCTCATCGGGTATATTATTTACGTTTTGCACTACTCTTTGATAATAGTCTATGCTTTCGCCAATAAGCAGCCGCAGCTCCATTGCCAAGTTAAAAGGGATCAAAGACTGATCAATTTTAGCCCGGCTGCCGCAAGAGTAGGTAAATTCAATATTTACCCTGGAGTCGTCAATGTGTTTGCCTAAAAATTGTAAAGTTCTAATTTTCTGCTCTAGTTCACGCAAGTATGCTGCGCGATCGCTTAATATAGCCATAGTTCCGTAATTTAGGTTAGTAAAGTCGTTTGTCGTATGTAAATTTATAAAACAATTTTACATACCAGCAAAAAAAAATTTGCCTGTAAGTAGGCAAATTACACAAAAAACTGATTTTTAACTATTTCCGCTTTCTTTTAAAAAGCAAAAAAGTTAATAAGCCAGCTGCCAAAAAAAAAACCTGGTAAAATACCAGCCGGGGTTAAATATAGTGCCGCTTCTTTCTTTCGCCTATTGATAAGCCCTTGCACCACTACCCCTCTACTAGTAACAATGCTATCTTTTATAATATTAGCTACTTGCTCTGCTGGTAAATTATTTTTAATTGCTGGTATTATTCTACTGCGGCTAAGGTTACCAGCTCCAGCGTTATAAGCTATACTAATTAACGTGGCGTACTGGTTATCGTTGATTTTTTTGTAATCAACTAACCGTCTTACGCTAGCTTCCTTTTCTTTTACTTCGTCTATTAGCAACTGATCGGCTTCAGCCCTGGTAATTACGTCTGTCGCTGTTACCCGGCGGCCTTTTAAATAAATACTACCCCAGCCGATTGTGTAAATTCTAGCAAAGCGATCCCAGTAGCTATAAACCTTATCGCTAGCAGGCCCCTCTTTAGGCAAATAGGTAAGGCAATAACCTCGCCTGGCGTCCATACAGGGCGGCGTTTTGCTGGCTAGGCCCTCAAACTGCGCAATAACTTCAACTGCTTTTATTATGCTTCTGTTTATGTTTGCCATATTATTGGTTAGTTATTCTTTTTATTTCCGGTATCGTTATAAATGTTTCAGCGTATCTGTCGTAACCCGAATTAAAAAAACGTCGTTGCCTTATTAAGCTATTCCAGCTATTGTATTGCGTAGTGTACTGCCATAGCTTTTTAGGATCTGTTATAATATTAGCTCTTTTTAGGTAAGCTCCTACCATAGCGCCGGTGCGATCTGCTCCATGAGCGCAGTGTATTAGTGTATTTCCGTCCTTTAATAGATCGTAAGCCAGCCTGGCGCTAGTTTCATAGCCTTTGCCGCTTTTATAACCCTGGTGCGAACTTAAAGACACATATTCGCAGCCTAGCGACTGGCATAGCGCCTTTTCTTCTGCTCTACTAAATTGCCGATCGCTAGTGTATTTTTGACTATCCAGGCCGTCGCCGTTCAGCCTTACTATTCTTTTTATGCCGTATTTACGAATAAAGTCGGCTAGCTTGTCTTTTGGTATCTGTCCGGATCGGTAGTTATTTTTGCCGTCCGGTATTAAATGAATGTTATAGCGTTTCGATAACGCCGGATCCTCTTGCTCCGGGTTAAGATTTCTTTTTTGCGCGAAGCTGCGCACAATAAAAAGCGCTGCAACGGCTAAAAAAATTACGCTATAATCAATCTTTTTGGTCATAGTCTTTTGCAAAAGATAGGCCCAGCGCAGTAGTTATGGCTGTTACTCCCTCTACGACTTGTCCTTTTAGAATAAAAGCTATGCCACTAATTAAAGAAGCTACACCAAAAAAGGTAGTTTTCCAGCTTTTAGGCTTTTGAATTTTCATATTTAATAAAATTTAAACCGTTATAAATAATCGTCGCCAGGCCCAGGGCCGCCATTATTGACCGATCTTGACCTTTGAGTTTGGTAGCAGCATACAGCATAAAAGGCCCAATAAAGGCCACGTCTGCTATTCTTACTGCTTGCGATTTCATTAGTCTTTAATTAAATGCTCCAGCAAAATATCCAGTTTTGTTTCCAGCCTAGTTAAGCGCTGGTCGTGATCCTCATTTTTTGAGAGTTTATCCTCTAACGCTTTTACTCGTTGGTGCAAAACGGCCCAGCTAGCTGCAAAACCGCAAAGGCTACTTATTACTATCGTCGCTACTTGTAGATCCACTTTCTTGCTGTTTTTTTGTTTGTTCTGCGATTGTTATGTTAACCTCGCGCAGCTTAGATTGTAAAAACTCAATGTTTGCTAACAGGTCGTATGCCTGTGCTTTTAGTTCTTGTAGGTTTGTCATTTTTTAGGGTATTAGTGTTAGATTAAGTTGCTCGCAAATATACTGGTAAGCCGCTAAATTAACGTCGGCAGCCTGTCCCCAGTCTGTGTATGCCTGGCCGCTTATCGTTGTATTTCCATTGGCCAAGTTTTGCGACTGTATTTGATCGCCCTCGCCGCTTACTTTGTTAATAAGCCAATAAAACTGCGCATAGTCGCTAAGATTGTCTAAAACAATGCTAGCAACGATTTCGTTGCCTTGCTCGGCTTGACCGTTTACCCAAATTGTTACCGGTGTAATTGAATATCCCATTTTATTTTATTTTATGCTAAAATTCCTGTGTTACGTAATGCTTGCACTACTTGTGCTATTGTATAGCCGCCAAAAGTATCTGTATCGGTTACGGTTGCGCCGCCGCCGCCTACTCTAGCTGCTCCAGCTACGGCCGTCGTCGGCTGTACTATTGGCGTGGCGTTCCAAAATGCCAGTTTTTGACTAGTGGCTGTTCCTATTTTAGTTCCAGTAGTTGTATTGAAAGCTATATTATTTGCGTCTGCAAAAGTTAAACCGCCAGCCGCCGGTATTGTTAGTCTTGTTGCTCCATTAGTTGCAAAATGTAAAAGTCCATTGGCAGTATTATTTATGCTTGCGTCACCCGACGCATTAAATTGACCTATTGCCAAGTCCGTTGCTGCACCTGTATATTGATGTCTGATTTGTGAAGCGCCTGTAACTTCTAAAATATTTCCCGCATTTGTTGATTTACCAATACTTGTATTTCCTGCTACAACTAAACCATTTGTCGGCGCAGCAGTGCTGGCTGAATAACCGATAGCGCAGTTACCATTGACTTGTAGTTTAGAACCAGCCGTATTAGTATTTATGCCAATATTCCCATTGCTAAATATTCTCATTCTGTCTGCTCCGGCATTACTGTCATAAAATCTTAAAGCACCAGCACCAGAATTACCCGTCTGCAATAACCAAGATCCCTCAGTAGTCGCATTTAACCTTATTGCAGCATTTGCATTTACACCTGTTGAAGTGGTGCTAACTCTTATACTTTGATCCCCACTAGCAGAAGCGTCAATAATAAAACCAACAGCCGGACTTACTCCTACTCCAACTTGACCGGCTACAATTAGTCCATTTGTCGGCGCAACAGTAGAAACAGAATAACCGATAGCTGCGTTTCCGTTTACTTGTAGAGTTGAGCCAATAGTAGCAGTCGCTAGGCCTATTTGTCCGCTAGCGTTTATTCTTACTCTTTCAGTTGTATTTGTTGCAAGTCCAATAGAATTAGCAGCCGGTAAAAATAGCCCGTTTACGGGTACGCCGGCTCCGGTTGGTATAAAACTGGCAGATGTCATTGAACTACTTACGATAGCCGTTCCAGTAACTTGTAATGCTTGTCCTGTATTGGTAGTGCTTTTAATTAGCAAATTACCGTTAAAGTAATTTAGATCGCTGGCGCCCTCTTGATATATCCCCCAGCGATTAGTATAGGTAACTGTACCTGTTCCAGTTGTTTGGTCGTTAATTAAGATTGCGTAGTTATTAGTGATATTAACCGCGCTGCCTATATTATCGGGAAAGCAAGCCCGGTAGCCAGCTAGGTGCGTTATTGTACCTACTGCCGATCCACTAAAAGAATATACACTACTTAAAGCGCTAAAAGCTCTTACCGTTCCAGTTCCTTGCGTCATTGTAAGGGTACCGGCTCCAGTAAAGTTTATCCGGCTATTGCCTTCTAGTCCTTGCCTGGCGCTATTTGGGACGGTTGTATTGCCGCCTAAATCTAGTATGAGTGCGCTATTTACATTGCCAATTACATTAGGCCCAGTAAAATTAGTGCCGTTAGGTACAGTTATTGTGTAACTAAATAGACTACCAGTAGCGCCGCCGCTGCTATAAGTTTCTAGTGCGCTAAAAGTCGCCTTATTGTTAGCCTGTTCAAATTGTACTGCGTTATTATTTATAACGCCGTTATGTATTTCAAAATAACTAAAACCGCCAGCGTACTGCTCGCCCAAGCGCCATACATTACTACCCAAGCGCTGAAAGCTCATTAACGTATTTGCCGTAGCTCCAGTAGCGTTTAATTGCAGCATATTGCCTGTGCCGTGTACGTCTAGTCTTACTCCTGGCGAACTAGTGCCGATCCCAAGCCTGGTATTTGTATTATCCCAGTAAAGGTTAGCGCTAGATCCAATAGCCGTAGCGCCAGTAAAATAAGCTACTTGCGTAGCTGTACCGGATCCGCTTATACCGGCGCTGCCGCTGCCGATTAGATCCCAGGTTGTACCGTTATCCCGATAGATTTCAAAAGTATCGGTACTAACAAAGAGCCGGCCTGTCTGTCCGGCGGCTGGCCTGTTAGCAAATGTATTACTGTTAATACTCGGCGATCCAAGCTGATTAAGTATGTTAAAATCTACAAACACTATACGTAGCGTTTAAGTATTACTGTTAATTGATTGACGCCGGCACCGCTAAAATTAAATGAGTAAACTTTTACATTGATCTCGTCGCGATTGCCAGTAATATTCCAGGACTGGTTAGGCGTTAACAAAAAGCCGTCCACTGTTACGTTAGACGTGCCTTGATTAACGAAAATAACGCTGTTAGCGTTAGTGTCCGTTTGCCCGCTTTGCTGGAATATTTTAGTTTCTGTTATAAATTTTACGCAAGCCATTATCTACAATATTTTTGGTCGTTAGCGTATTCCTTTTTAAAAGTAGTATCGTCGGGCAAAAAAGTCGTTTGATCTACTATGTCCGATACCATTTGTCTAGCAGCGCTGGCCGCCATTTCTGCGCTAGGCGCAGCCTTGCCAGTAGATTTTTTACGTCTTAGTAGGTAGTAATATACCGCCGCTGCTGCGACTAGATAAAGTAATGTGCCTTTTTTCATTTTTTATATTTTATACTAACACGTCGTCGCCAAAACCTGCAAAACGGATAGGCTTAGAAAGCGCTTTTGTTACTGCTTTTGCTTGCGCCTTTGTAGCCGTCTTTGACTTAACAGCTCGCTTTACCGCTGTGCGCTGCGCTTCTTTTGCTTTTTTAGCTTGCTCGGTACGTGGCTTAAATAATGCGCTTACTAGCTTAATACCTACGTCGGCTACGCTAACTTTCGGCGCTGCTGCTCTCTCTGCTTCAAATTCCTCTGCTGTTTGCCGTATCGGCATATCGGCAGTAACGGTAACCCTGGGCCGTCTGCGAAAGGCCATAAAGGCGACAGCGGCTCCAGCGATCAATAGTAAGGGTAAAAGATTTTTTTTCATTTTTTTGTCTGTTTATAAATATAACCGGCTGCCCATACTACAACTACGCCAATTAAAATTTTTTTTCCGAACTTAATTAACCTATCTGTTGTACTTAAATTTTGTTCTTCTTCTTCTTCAACCGTTAAAATACCAGCCGACTGCCTAGCCGCTTTGCTTAATTTAATGTCTTTTAACTTTACAGCATAATATTTACCATCTTTACCACTAAAAGTTAAATAGTCGTCTTTTCTTTCAGCATACTTTATTCCATATCTGCTAATATATTCAGGCCCTTTTAACAAAAAACTATCTATTGTCATTCTATAACCTATTGGCAAGCCATTTCCTATTGGAATTGCTTTAAAGCCTAACCTATTAACGTCAAAGGCTCTAAAAAAAGGCGTTTTTTGCTCCAGCGTAATTGTTTTATCAATTAGCTGGCTAGCTCTTATTTCATTACTCATTACTTCCTAAGCATTGTTAACAGCATACTGATTTGAGCTTGCGGCATAGCTGCCAGCTTCGCCAAGTCGTCGGCTGTTACTCCTTTACTGAATAAAGTTTGAATTACTTGCTCCATATCTTGCGTGCCGCTTACGTGCTGCACTTTTGGGGCTGTAAAACTGCTTACAATGTTTCCAAGCATAGCGATTAGCATTTGTTGTACTTGTGGCTGTTGAAGCATACCGGCTAAAATACTGGACGGCGTTACTGGCTGCTCCTTTTCTTCTTCTTCTTCGTCTGCTTCCAGTTCGTTTATCCTTTCAGCTCGTAATGCCCGGATCTCGTTTAGTATCTCGTTATTGATCTGCGCCTGTTGATTGCTTACGCCATAACCGGCGATCATTCCTACCGGCGCTTCGTTTAATACAAAAA